TAAAGGGACTAGGTGTAGACGAAGTTATGTTCCTTCAGGGGAACGTAGAAGAAAAGATAGGAACCCTCCGACTTGGGGGAGAGCTTGCTAATATCGCTAAGACCAAAGCTGAGAAAGCACTCATTGATGCTCAGGAGCTTAAGACTGACGAAGAAACGACGCTCACCTCCAAGCAGGGTACGTTCGTTGATAAACAGGCTTTAACAGAGGTCGAAAATGCTCTTAAGGTAGCAGCAGAGACCTCACTGTTAGCAGACCAAGAACAACTAGTTGTTAACCAAGCAGCCACCGAGCTTAAACGTGCTTTAGATGTTGCAGCGGATACTACCATCAAAGGTAAACAAGGACTGTTGATTGATAAGCAGGCTCTTACCGAAGTAGAGAATGCACTAAAGATAGCTGCTGAGGCTTCACTTCTAGCTGACCAAGAGGCGTTGGTTGTTAATCAAGCTGCTACTGAATTAAAGAAAGCTCTTGATATAGCTGCGGACACGACACTGAAGACTAAGCAGGGAGCACTGGTTGATGCTCAGGCGATAGACGTTACCGCTGATACGACACTGAAGGGTAAACAAGGCAGTCTTGTGGATGCTCAAGCAACAGACGTTGCCGCCGACACGACACTGAAGGGTAAACAAGGTTCCCTCGTTGACGCTCAAGCAGCAGATGTAACAGCAGACACGACCCTCAAGGGTAAACAAGGGGCTTTAGTTGACGCTCAGGAGCTAAAGACAGACGCAGAGACCACACTTACGTCTAACCAGAGCGCGCTAGTAGCGTCCCAGAAGACCCAACTAGACGCCCAGACTGCTATCGAAGTAACAGCCGAAAAAGCCTTCTACGATGGTGTTGTAGCTGGCACACAGGACACCTATCGAGACTACGCTGCTGAGATGCGTATGATGGGTATTCAAGAGTCCACATTCCAGCAAACCCCAGCGTACAAGAAGGTGGAGCTTCTGAAGGATGCTGTTAAGCTACGTGTGGTTACAGCTACGGCTGCTAGCTACGAAGCTGAGGAGTTAGTAGAGATTAACAAGATAATGCGCTTCATAGGGGAGCCACCTGTGTCCGACGTAGGGGACAACTCTCTCGCCTCAGAAGCCTATAGGTTGCTCTTAGATACCAACCAAGAACTCCAAGGTCGTGGCTGGTGGTTCAACACAGAGAAAGACGTAGAGTTTACTCCTGACAGTAACGGACGGCTTGTTCTTGTTTCTAATATGTTGTCCGTGGAGTTGAATGACTACGACACAAGGGTCGTTGACATAGACGGGGGGACTAAGTGTCTATATGACCTCAAAGAAAAATCTACTACTTCTTGGTCTGGGACCGTTAAAGGAACCGTTATCTACAAGCGAGAACTATACGATTTACCAGCTAAATTCTTAGAGTACCTCAATGTCCGTGTGGCCATCCTATTGACCGAGCTATACCCACAAAGTGGTGTAGACATCCAGCGTCTTCCTAAGATGGAAGCAGAGCTACGGGCTTACTTCAAAGACCGTGAGTTTGATGATGCTAACTATAGTGTATTTGACAGCTACGACGCAGCAATCAGAATTGGTATCAACCGCAACTATTCTATCCTGTAATGCCCTTAATTAACACCTCTGTTCCTAACCTTATCCAAGGTGTCTCTCAGCAACCTGATGCCACTCGATTTGCTGGTCAATGTGAGGAGCAGGAGAACGCTCTGAGTTCCGTAGCGGATGGACTGAAGAAACGCCCTAACACTCGGCACGTTGCTAGGTTGTTAGAGGAGGCTATTGATGAGGACAGTTTTGTTCACTTTATCAATCGAAGTGACTCTGAGAAGTATGTAGTTATACACGATGGGACTGATGTTCGTGCGTTTAATATTCTAACTGGAGTAGAAGCGACTATAAATGGTGCTGCTGCCAAAAAGTATACGCCGTCTAGTGGCTCCTATTTAGACATAAGCAATCCAAGAATTAATCTAAAAGCACTCACAATTGCTGACAACACCTTCTTACTAAACAAGCAAAAGGTTGTGGAGAAATCTAGCTCTACGACCGATACTTTAAAGAAAGAAGCTTGGGTATATATTAAGCAAGGTGATTACAATAGTACTTATAAAGTACGCATAGAAAACGCTGGAGGTATCCAATTAAATCTATATTTGATATCTTCTTACTATAAAGAGGCAACACCCGAAGGAGAACTCTACGAAGAAGAGGATACATATAGATTAAGCGTAAAAACTAGTGCTGACGACTACACGCCCAACACTTATATTCCTTATTACAAAAACCAAGGTGACACCACAGCTCTAGGATATATCTATATTGGAGACAGTGGAGCTGCTGAAGGGCTGTCAGAGACAAACAATGGCACAGTTGTAGACTATATCGACTATACAAATTATGAGGAGGGGGGCTTCGATGGCTACCCTTTGTATACTGAGGAGCAGATAAACCCATCAGGCGTATATATATCAGGCTCCGAAAGCTCCTTTACCTCTAGCGTTGCAACCACAAGTAGCACAGGTCAGTCTGGCACGCAGAGGTCAACCACCATTGCATCGGGTTTAGTATCCGCGTCGCCGACCTTATTAGAAACTTATTTTCATGTTACGCAATATGGTAACGGTATTCTATATGAAGCTAAAACCCAAGCCGAAATGGATGCCGAGGGAAATACAAATTTAACCGCTGTGCTGGATTTTTCTATACGAACTGAGGACTCTTTGTCCGACACAGGGTCGCAAGCGGTCTATAAGTCCGTACCATCTATTACAGACTTACCATTAATATGTAAAAATGGGTTTATCGTTAAAATCGTTGGTGACGCGGAGCTACAACAAGACGACTACTATGTACAATTTGAAACAGCGGGTGGAGAAACTGTAGGACAAGGAGCATGGGTTGAGACGGCTGGATACGGCATTAAAAATAGCGTGAGTTCTAGGACTCTACCCATGCGTCTCATAAACACAGGTGTAAACCAATTTACCCTAGAGACTTCATCTTGGGATTTGAGAAAAGCAGGGGATGACGACACTAACCCCTTCCCATCTTTTGTTGGAAAGAAGCTGAACAACCTTTTCTTATACAAGAATAGGCTTGGGTTTCTTAGTCAAGACAACGTCGTTCTTAGCGAGGCGGGACATTATTTTAACTTGTTCAGGACAACGGTTACATCGCTTTTGGACTCAGACTTGATTGATGTCTCGGTTTCATCCCGAAGAGTTACAAACCTTCAATCAGCTATAGGCTTCCAAGAGAACCTTATTTTGTTTTCGGATAATTCTCAGTTTGCGATGAAAGGTGGCGACCTGCTTACCCCTAGGACGGTCAGCATCACCCCTATCACTAACTTTAACTTTGAAAACCAAGTAGACCCACTACCATTGGGTTCTTACATATACTTCCCATTCACCCGTGGTGCATTTACAGGTATGCGGGAGTTCACCACAAATGCCACGAGCGACACATACGACTCCGTTGAGGTCACTGAGCACGTCCCCTCTTATATCCCTAAGAACATTATTGATATGGCTGGGACTACCTCAGAGGACATGATTGCTCTTATTAGCGATGACGAGAACGGTTCCCTATACATCTACAATTACTTCTGGAACAACCAACAGAAAGTCCTGAGTGCTTGGTCGAAGTTTACCTTCACTGGTGAGATACGTGGTATCGAGTTCATCGAGTCCACCCTCTACGCAGTCATCACCCACAACGGAGAAACCAACCTCGTTGAGATGCCTCTAGAGTCTGGCTTAACGGACGCTAATGGCTACGTTACGCACCTCGATATGCGTGTGTCTGCTACGGTCACTAATGGTTCCGATACAATCACCCTTCCGTACACCCCAGAGGACAACTCTGTAGAGGTCTACACGGATGACGGATTAAAACTTACAGCTACCAATACTGGAGCAACCGTAACGCTCAATCAAGCGGTCACAGAGGACACAGAGGTCTTCGTAGGTATCCCCTACACAATGAAGTACACCTTTAGTGAGCAGTTGTTCAAAGCTAAGGCTGGTAACGGCACGAGCCCGTCCAACGCAGCCAAGCTGATGGTTCGTAATGGCTCTATCTACTTTGACGACACAGCTTTCTTCCAAGTCAAGGTGACACCTAAGGCTCGCAATACGTCAGTCAATACGTTCACCCCAGATGTTGTAGGTTCCACTACGATTGGCTCCTTGAGCCTAGACAGTGGCTTCTATCGCTTCCCAGTGTTCACCAAAGCCCAAGACACGACTATCACGATTGAGAATGACTCCGCCCTGCCCT